AAAACGGGCGGTAACACGTGCTATACGTCAGTTTTGCAGATAGTTTAGTGCTGAATTGATAGTTTCTACAAGCAAAACCGAACGCATATACCCAACGTTAATAATTTAGCAATTTAAATGATGTGCTTAAAGCTCGGTTGTGTAGTTCGAAATCTGAATACTTCCGTTTTCGCCTGAATGATTTTAGCCTAGCAAATGTTCGGTCGTAAGTTTCATGAACTTCGTTCATTGACCAAATGGTACGGGTAAAAAGTGTACGGATGTTTTCGCGTCGATAGTCCGGTTTTAAAAGGCTCATAAGTTGGTGAATTTTTTTAGTTTGCGCTGGTACTCGGCCACTCGTTCAGCTCCGCGCTCAGGTGTTGAACAGTAAAATACTGTCTTACCGTCGCCAGCTGGGTATGGTAATTTTTGGGTTTGTGATTCTTTTTTCTTGCACCTGCACAGGTTTGATTTAGCTGTTTCGTGTTGCTTGACCTTTTCTTGTAGGTCGTGGATGTTTAGTTTGTTCATTGTTGGTTAAAAATTAAATGATAGTTGAGTGACAATTTTTTGAGTGAAGTTTTTGAATTTTATTTTGTTGAAATCATAATTCATTATTTCGTAAATGACCAAAGCAAATTCATCCCCTTTGTATAATGCTTTGTAAAATCCATCTTCATCGTATTTGTCTTTTACTTTCTGCAGGGTTAAATAAAAACTATTGCTTACATTTTTATCCGATAATCTGATTGTGAAATCAATTTCGTATTCAGAATATTTTGCGGTTAAATCCTTAATAAATTCTTTGGGATCTGTCGAGTATAATAGTTCGGCAAATAACTTACTATCCATTTCGTTGCAGAAAAGAAATATCGTTGCTATACTTAACTTATCCTCCACGCTATAAATTTCGCGTGTTGTTTCGTAAATGATAGTTTCTATTTTCATTCAAATATTTTATTATAAAATTCTTTGTAATATTCCCGTTTCAATTGATCTCTGCGTTCGATAAACTTTTCGTATTGTTCTTGGTTCGCGTGTTCGGCTGGTAAGGCTAGAATTATGTTTTCCTCTCGTAGCTTATATTTTGGGTAGCTACCCTTGGGTAATACGTGTAAAAACTGCCATATCCATTTCATCGCGTTTGGTGGTAATAAAGGTTCGCCGGATAGCTCCGATACATGAGGGCGCGTGTCCCAAATGTGGTTGAATAAATCTGCTTGGTTTTTAAAGTCCATTTGGTTTTTCAATTGGTTTTAGCGCTTTTTCAATCTGATACTTAGCCGCATCATATCCCATTTTGTAGAATACAGCCGCATCCGCTGTGTTAACTTTTGCTTGTGGTGTTTCAGGAAAATCCGCCAATGCAATTAAATTAGCTTCGTGAGTATAATCGCACTCGTTTACTATTTCTTGCACTTTCCGTTCATCTAATTCCGGTATAATATCATCGTACGGGAATTCATTTTTATAATACTCTGATTTTTTCATATTCATGTAGTTTTAAGTTGCCCGGTGCCGGTATGGTAGCCGGAAATTCACCGGGCTTGATTATCAAAAAATATTCGTTAGGATGCAGGAATCGAACCTGCGCTAACCTTTATCCTAAATAGCTGGCAGTCTTCGCAGGTAACCAGATTACTAACCAACAATTCCAAACTTATAAAAAGTTAATTAATTCTTTTTCAATTTCTTCACTCGTATTATTCGGTAATATCCATTTTAAAACTACATCCAAAACCTTATTATAAACTTCCTGAAATCCATCTTCATCAAGTTCGTCGAATGCTATGCTTTTCGATTCTATTAATTGCATACCGTCTAAGGTGTAAGATGTTTCAAAATAACCCGCTTCAATTTGTAAAGCCTTGCGCAAGTTTTCCGGGTGTGGATATTGGCCGTCAAATTGCTCAGACATATTTAACCAAGCGAGTTTTATAAGTGCGAAATACTTTTTCAGTAACTGAACATTGCGAGCCTTTTTAATCTCAACTTTATAGTCCTGTCCGATCTTTAACTTTCGTTTTTCAAAATCGTCGGAATCGTATAAAGGCAATAGACCGGAATCAGTATTTCGCACGTAGAGGATCATCACGCAAATATTTTAGCTAATAATAATATAACCATTAGTGCTATTACTCCGATGGCAACTATTTTTTCAGACAATGCGATTTGATCTGGGCGTTTAGTTTCCATATTGTTGTGTATTAATTAGTTATCAAAATGGGAGGTCATCGCTTTCGTCATTCACAACCGGAGCCGGAGCGGTGTTATCGGTTACTGAAAAGTCCCTGAAATTTCCGAGAATTGGCAGCTTTTTAAACTCTTCTTTTTGCGCGTCTGTTGCGTTTTTGTAAATTTCTGAGCCTACGCGATACCCTATAAATCCGTCATTACCGTATTTGTCCTTTTCTTCATGCGTTACGATATTGATGTTTAACGCAATTCTACCGGGCGCGAATTCATCCAAATGATTCAATTCAATAGGAATAAATATTCCACGAATCATTCCGCTTTGGCCTTTTTTTTCGAGAATTACTGTTTGTAATTTTGTCAATTCGATTTGTCCTGAATAGTTTTTTTTCATTGTTTAATCCTTTCAATTAAAATTTTAATATCATTGATACTTATTTCTAGTTGCTCCTTTAAGAGTTTAATTACATTGTCGTCTCTTTCTACCCTTATTAATATTTGTTTTAACCTTGGGCTTGAAAATGGCATATAATCCACAAAATCCCAACCAGTACAATATAACTGATGGTGTATTTGCCAGTAGTAAGATTTTGGTATTTTTTGAGTTTCTAAATATTCGTTATAAACCTGAAACGACGGACACTTAAACTCACACCCACTATTCATGCCTACTATTTTTCGGTCTGGACTCGATCCGTTCCATTCGTCAAATTCATAGAATCCTCCATTTTCGGTCTGGTTGAAAGTGAACATTTCATAGTTTTCATTGGCAATAGCTTCTTTTTCGTGTCCGCGTTGCATCCATTTATTCGAATACTTTTCTTCACATTCACCTGTTACCCTTTCGTAAGCAACTTTAACAATGGCATCTTTATATCCTTTGGTTTCAGGTTTCATAAATAAATCTGAAACCAAAGAGGATGTTATTTTGCCGAGTCTTAAAATGTCCCAATCCTCACTATTTTGCTCTACGTTGTGGAAAATCATACAGCCTCCCTTAAAAGTTCATCTTTTACCTCTGAAATATCGTAAACCTTTTCAATGTCAGCAAGGGTTTTTGATTTATCTTTTATAGATGAAATGGCTTTGCTCCATGCTGGCATATCGCGGTTTAATTTTGGCTTACTGGTTACCGGCTGGAATTCTCTTAACCTTAATCCTTCCGTAACATCCCCAAAGGCTCGAATGTCGTCTTTAATATAAATTTGAACCGGTATATTTACCCAATCGTTTATATACGGGGTCTTTGTAAATTTCTTAATAACCTTACAGTTCGTTGCATTCAGAATCATTGGTTTTAATTTTGAATCTGTAAAAAAAGCGACGTTTCTTTCTTGTTCTTTGCCGTCAGTGTTTTTTACTTTCTTAATCACCACGTTTTTAATAACAGCTTTTAAATCCTTCCCGTCTTCTAAGTCGCAAGAACCTAGATAGTCAGAGTTGAATACTTTTTTCCAATGCGTTTTTGTTTCCATTATTTCATGTTTTTTTCGTTGATTAAATTCTGATATTCAGATTCAGGCTCCCTGTTGTAGCTTTTCGGTTTCTGGTATGTAGGCGGCTTTGGTTGGTAGTGCCAAATCAAGGCAAGAAGTCCGGCGAGGCCAAACAGCAAAAAAGCTGTTAGTAGTGTCGCAAATGCAAAGTTTATCGTTGCTATCATGATAATTGTTTTTCAAGATGTTCAAGTTCTTTCTTTTTTTCTTCGATCAATGTCTCCTTTAAAAAACCCATAACATAAGGCTTAATGACTTCGCTCAATTGAATTGATTCTTCTTTTGTAAATTTGAGATCCATAAAGCTTAACTCGTTTTCGTGATTTTTCACGCTATCCTTTATGTCTATAAAGTTGCCGATCCAAATTACAAAAGAATAAACGCCGTCTACTTTTAGATAAATTGCAAACTGTCTTATTCTTTCAACATCGAAATTACCGGCGAGTATTTTATCCTTAAAATACCTCTGCACTGCTTCAATTTGTTCTTTCATAATCGTATTGGTTAGTTATTATTTTCTTCACGTTCCATGTGTTCTTCAGGCTCGTATGGCTCG